TGACCAGAGTCAACACGACGTTTCAAAATTTCTGCTACGATTAGATCATCGATGTCAGAAGCGCCAAGGAAAATTTTATTGTCAGTAGTTTCGTTCATAATCTTTTTCAAAGGTAACATGTTATCAAAGGCGTCCCATGCATATCGCTTTAGGGTTCTTTCAGCACGACGTCTGCGCCTACGTCTAGTGCCGCTACTCCGAACTGGGGGATAGTCCCGAGTCGATGCTGTCAGGTTCGCTAGCCATTGTTGGATCGATGTTGTCGAGGTTCCCATTATTATTCTCATCATCAATAAATGCGTTCAATGTATTTTCCATTTTCTTCTTGGCAGCTTTTTCTTTCTTGCGACCAACGAAGTCATCGAACGTATTGTTCTGTTGCATAAACTCAAGATAAGCGTTATGGAATTCACCGCTCTCATCTTGTTCTTGTAACTCAAACATCTCAAAAGGCATGTTTTGAATCAGCTTACCTTTAATGTATGACTGTTTCTTTTCTTTTGCAATCCTACGAAGGAACGCATAGTAAATAATTTGCGTGAAGTAAGCGAAGGGGTTCTTGGATTTAGAAGGGTCAAAGTTATCAATATACTGGATGCAGTTCTCAATGCCGTCTAGGATCATATCCTCACGGTAAGAGTAGTTGATAAAGTTGGGTTTGTAAGAGAGATGCGTGGCAATTTTTAGAATACATTCGCCGACGTAATTACTAACAATTGGCTTGGGTAAGCCGTTCTCTTCAGCATGTTTTATTTTTTCTTTCATCTCAACAAGAGCTGCGAGAAAGTCAGCATTATTTACGTAATGAGCCATAGCATTTTGAAGTCCTATAATTTAACATAATGAAAGTATACTCTATCCAAATGAAAAAAGCAAATCTAAATTATTGCAATTATGCAACTAAAATAAATTTGCTTTCTTTGTCGAAACCCTGTATAATAACCATGTTGGGTTTGATGATAGATTAGTGTTTAGTATCGTTACCTTCTACAAACCAACCCTCTTCGTCAGGAACAGGTTCCTCGTCGTAAGCGGTCTCTAGCTCGTCTCCGAAGATATCCGCAAGCATCTTGATGCGCTTTCTCGCTTCTTCAGGAGAAATTCTCTCGTGTTGCACTTCCCCTTCTGAGTCATGTTGCATGACGATTCTTTTGTAATGGGGAATCATAACCTCCTTCAGAGGTTTGATAAAAATCACATCCTTCTTATCTATATCAAACACATTGTCGTCTGTAAATTGGCAGTACGGATGCGCAGTAATGTGTTCCCTTCCCTCACTCACAACAGGTATAGTTCTAATGATCATAGGATCAACGATCTGAAACACAGTATCGTTTTCGTCCTCAAGCACACCCATGATTTGTTCACCAGTGCTCAATTTCATTACAACATAATATTCGTTACCAGTTAACATAATTCTACCTCAACAAGTTTAATCTTAAACTCTTCTTCAGCGTAAGTTTTATAACGCTCAGCCGCATGATTTAATGTATGGTTTTTCCATGACTTCCAGTGCAGGTCGTCTGCGATATCATACAAATTACATTTACTCTTTCCGTCCTTCAAACGCAAACCTCTACCGATAGATTGTAAATTCCGAATCTTCGATTTAGATGGTGATGCGAAAATAACATTCTCAATTGAAGGGATGTTAATTCCTGTACTAAACGTACCGAACGAAGCAATAATAATAGCGTCTTCTTCGCCTTCGGTAATGTGACGAATAGACTCTCTATCTGCAGTATCAGTTCCGCCATGTACAAAGAAAACTTTTCTTTCTTCGTGTACTTTTTTTGTAATAAGATCGTATAGGACTTTACCGTGTTTTTCAACGTATTGAAAAAGAACCAGCGTATTGCCTTTAGAATTTACTGCCAAGTTTCGGATAAACTTATTTCTTGCTTCACAAGTAACAAGCCAATCCATTTCTTCTTGGTACGTGTTATTTTTTCGCCCTTTACGAATCTCATCAGTATATTTCATTACCAGACACATAATATTTAGGTCAGCCAGTTTTCCGCTATCCATTAACTTCTTGGTAGTGGTAACTCTATGGACTGGACCAAACACGCCTTCCAGTACAAGTTTATGAACCTTCTTATTATCTAGTGTACCTGTGGTGCCGATACGATACCGAATAGTATCCATCTTTTCCATAACTGTCGTAAGGGACTTCGCCTTAAAGTTATGAGCCTCATCGCCGAACATTACATTAAATTGTCTGAACCACGCCTTTGGTTGTAGATAAACAGACTGCCATGTTGTGATCAATACGTCTTTAGAAAAGTCTTTACTGAAACCACTATAAAGTTTTTGGCAATGTTCTTTAACTGGCCATTGGTTTATTTCTGAGTAGTCTTGAAAGTCAGCATATAACTGCTCAACTAACGATGTAGTTGGAACAATGATAATACACTTACGTCCAGCATTAAGATGCCATCGCATAATAGAATAGATGATAAACGATTTACCTGAGGCAGTTGGTGATAGAAGTAGTGTGCGTTCTTCATCAACGGCAACTGTCATCGCCTCGATTTGGTAGTCGCGGATTTCAATTTTTTCTGGTAAGTCTAGAGCAGTAACGAACTTGGTCATAACAGTTGGTGTTATGTTGTTCTTTACGTTTACCTGATTAACGTATTCGATTTCGTAACCATTGTTAATGGCGAACTGTTCAACATATGGAACCAAACCAAGATAGAGTGTCTTTCTTAGCGCATCATATAACCTTACTTTACCATCCCATAGGCGTGCTCTAAACTGAGGTGTAAATCTGGCACCTGGATATTCATAGGTAAAGAAGTCTACTAATTCTTGTTCAATGCTTGGGTCTGAAAACACACGAACGAAGACTTCATCAAGTTTTTCAATCTTTAATTTCATTACATTCCAGCTAGGAATTTCTTCCACTCAACTGCTGTTTTAATTTGCCAATCTCTTGCTTTAATTTGACCAAGAACTGACTCAAGGAAATATATCATCGTCTCAAGATAATCAATCTTAACACGCATGATATTAAGGTCGTAGTCTCCAGTAAGGAACTCGTCCATTTCATTCTTCAAAGGTTTGACTCCCTGCCACTGTTCCCATCCAAGGTCAGTTAATTCTTGACGTGAGAGTTCTCCACGATAGAGTCTGAATTTATTTTTACGGAGGATGTTGTAATCAGAACTCAATTTGGTGTGTTTGAGTTTGATATTGACCAGTAGCTTTAGATACTTTGCGTGGAGTTTTGGAGTTGCTGTAGTAGTTTCGCCAAGATAGTTATCATCTATCTGGCAGTCAATGTCCCACGCTTCTTGTAATTGTTCAAGATTCATAATAACCTCAATATAACATTAATGTAAGTATTTATGCGAATTCGTACAGGGTAAATCTAAATGTAGCAGAACCAACAAGATAGTTGACTCCATCGTTTGTTGATGAAAACGTAACAGACTCTAGAGCAATTGGGAAACAATCAGTGAAGGTAATTGTTCTGATTGCATTATTGTTTGCATCAAGAATCTGCATAGTGGCATCAGAGTAAGTCTTAGCCAACTCGCCATACGCAGTAGTGTCGCCGTTGATAAGATTTACGTACTGACTGTACGAATCAGGGAAACCAAGAGCAACAATCCAATTGTATATCATGTTATAGTTTAACATCTGCTCGTCGATTAGGAATCTAATCTGTAGAGTGTCGTATGTTAAGTGGTCGCCTGGAAGTGGTGCGGTGGCAAATGGTGTCGAGAAAGCTGGATCACCAAGTGTGATGCCTGGAAGGGTTGCCTCTTGACAGAAGAATGTCAGATTTGGGGCTTTTGTGATGGCGAAGTTGAACCCATTAGGGGATAATGGATTTAAGCCAGCTGGTAGAGATGATATAGTCATTAATTACTTTTTGGAACTGGTAATGGTTTTAGGTTGTGTATATCTTCGCCGACTGGTGGTGTCAGTGGTTTTAGATTGTTAATGTCTTCTCCAACAGGTGGTGTGAGAGGAACCAAAGTTTTTGGATCTACATAACTAATGTCTGGTGGGTTTGGCATACTATCTCCTTTATTTTATATTTATAATGGAAAAAAGGGAGCCGAAGCTCCCTTTGAAACACCTATCTTACGTAGGTTTTTGCTACCGCTACTATTATAGTAGGTTGGTAACTTTAACTTTACGGTAGTAGTAGTTCTTGTTAGCAGTGATAGTACCACCCATTGCAGAAGTACCAGTACCATCGTCAAGATCAACGAATGGGTTAGCAACTAGACCGTAACGAGTCTTGAAGCCAATCTTAGGTTGGAAGCTGTTAGGATCAACAGCACGAACCATTTGTAGAGGTACGTATGGGCAGTAGAACAAGCCAGCGTCAAAAGCAGAAGCACCTTTGTAACCAACAACGAAGAACTGAGTAGCAGATACGTTAGAAGTATATGGGTCAACATACACTTTGTACTTGCCGTTTAGAACACCAGCGAAAGTAGTGCTAGTATCGTCAACAGTTAGGTTATTCTTACCAGTTAGACCAGAATTGTAGTCTAGAACACCAGCCATCGCTAGAGCAGACGCAACGTCAGCTGAAGTGATGATGAAGTTACCACGACCACGACGAGTTTGTTCACCGATGGCGTTGGCTTCACGTTCGATTTGGAACATTAGACCCTTGAATTTTTCAACTGACCAACGACCGTTAGAGTCAACGTCTAAGTCGAAAGTACCAGCAGTAGCAGTACCAACAGCAGCACCTGGAACAGATGAAGTGTAAACAGTACGGATAACTTCACGGTTGATTTCAGCAAGAATTTCTGTAGAAAGAATGTTGCTTAGTTCGCCTTCAGCGTCAAGACCATGAACAGACTTCAAGTCTTGTGCAAGTTCAACTGAGTACTCAGCCTTTAGAGCACGAGTCTTAGCTGTAACAGCTGACTTCTCGATTGAGAATGCCATTTGAGCGAAAGAACCATCACCTGAACCACCTTGACCAAGACGTTCAGCTGCAGAAGTAGCTAGACCACCACCAGTAGTGTCAGAGCCAGAGAAAGCGAAAGGACCTGAATCAGCACCAGTGCCAGAGAAAGCAGTGTTAGCTGCGTTGAACAACGCTTCAGTACCACCTTGTGAAGTGTAACGTGATTTCATCGCGAAGATCAAACCAGTTGGTTGAGTCATTGGTTGAACGCCAGCGATATCGTAAGCGATCAATTGTGGCATAGCACGACGTACTAGGCTGATCAACACTGGGTCGAACTTAGCCATACCACCAGCGTCTGGGTATGAACCAACGCTGTTAGCTGGTGCAGATTCGAAAATCGCTTCAGCTTGTTTTTGCATTTCACGTTCTTGGTTTTCTAGAAGAACGGCTGTAACTTCCTTACGGTAGTTATCACGGATTGGGGCTGAACCTTCGTGTTCAAGAATGGGTGCCCACTTTTTTAGTAACTCTTTGCGATCCATTTGGATTTCCTTTTAATTGATTATTTGTTGTTAAGCACTGATAGATAAGCTGACATTTTAGCGTCAACAACTTTAGCGCCAGATTCAGTTAATACTTCAACTGGACTATCAGTTACAACAGATTTAACACCTGATGTAGTCTTAGTGAAATATGATTCACGGATAGTCTTTACTTTAGTTTCAAAAGCAGCAGAATCTTCAAAAGCGATTTCGTTAACAAGGCTATTGAACTTTTCAGTTTCAGTAGCAGTTAAACCTTCGCTGATAGAAGCAACGATTTCATTACGCTTCGCTTCGCTGACAACTTTAGTCAACTCAACATTAGCAGCAACTTGCTCGTTAATCTTAGCTTCTAGTTCGCTAATTGTTTCTTCCATTTCGCCAAGTAGGTCATACTTTTCTTCTGGAATATCAATATAGTGTTCTTCGAATAGACCTTTCAATCCATCCACGAAACTTTCAAGAATATCATTTTTAACACCACGCTCAAGGGCAATTTCATTCTGTGCCATCCACTGCTCGGCAATATAACCGAGATATCCATCAACTTGCTCAACAATACCCTCAATTTGTTCAGCGACTGTTTGTGCAACACTCGCTTCAAACTCTTCTTCTAAACGTGCAACTTCAGCGTTTACACGAGACATAACAGCAGCTTCGAAAATAGTAGCTGCTTTAGTTTTGAATTCTTCAGACAATTCTTCGCCAGATAGCATAGCATCGATATCTTCTTTGATACCTTGATCGCTATGATCTTTCTTGTCGCTAACTTTTCCAGATGGACGAACTGGAACCTTTGGTCCATCGCCTTCTTCTTCATCGCCACGGTCAATAGCGTCGCCCTTACGAACAACTGCTTTATCGCCAGCAACAGCATGACGAGCAGCTGGATTAGAACTACGCTTGTCTTGTACGTCTGTCTTTGCTACTTCACCTTCGTCGCCTTCTTCACCAAGATTATCTTCGTGGTCTAGGAATGCGCGAGCATTATCAGGGTTAGCTTCATGAGAACCTTGATCTAATAGGTGGCTGTGTTCAGCTGGTGTATTACCAGATCCAGTTGGCTTAACTTCTTTGCTTCTTTGATCAGAAGTTGGACCTTTGTGGATAGGCTTTTGATCACCTGGTTCTGCGTTCTTAGTAGCTGGATTAGCTTCATCTAATTGTTTCTTTCTAGATTCTGCTAAAATTTCAGCGATTTTTTGTTCGATTGACATTGTTATTCTCCTAACTGGATAGTTCTTATTTATTTATATTTTATCTGATTTTACTCAGAAAGTGTTGGAAAGCCAGAATTTTTGCTTCTTCTAAATTTCTAGAAGAAGTTTTCTTGATAAACTTCTTGGTCTCTTCAATGTTTTGTTCCACAAACTTTCCATCAACAAATGTCCACTCCTTACCTTCCATAATGCCACGAACGTACGCATCTGGAGCAGAAGGATCAGCAACGATATCAGCAGCAGTTGCTAGATGAAAATCGTCTTGAACAATTTGAACACCTTCGTTATTTTGAACGAGTGAACCCATTGCTCTGCTTGAAACTCCAAGGTTCGCACCGCCCTCTAAGAGACCACGAGCGATGTTACCCATTGGGGTTTCTAAAATCTTGGCACGACCAATATAGTTTGTGCCTTCTTTACGTAATGAAGTGATGATGTGTGATACACGATCAAGGTTAATGCCTGGACCTTCTGGGTGTCCAAGTTCACCATACGCACGATTACATAAAACAGCTTCTTTTAGATAGCGACCTACTTCGCGATCCATTGTGCTTTCTTTGTACATACGACCATTACGGTTAACAAGTTCAGATTGAAGGAAAACACCTTCAATATAATATGTTTTACCTTTACCTAATTTTTCTTCAACGATAAGATGAGTATCGTTGAACTCTTCTCTAATCAGTTTCATATTATGGGTGTCCTGATAGGTTAGTGTTTGCACCAACAACAGTTGGATCATCATAAGCACCGTACCATGCAGTTTCAACTTTAGTATCCCAACCTGAAACTTTACGTAGGACTAGGTAACCAGTAACTGGTTTAGCCACGTCATTAGTGACAACGATATCGTATGTGTTGTTAGTTGTATCTGAGAAACCATTTGAATTTAAGTCTAAAAATGGTGCGTTTTCTGGTGCGCATGCGATAATATTTTTACCATTACGTACGATACGTAGGGCAGCGCCATCTTGACCAGTGCTAATAAACTTAACGATATTAACAGTAGGAGTTCCACCAACAGTTAATGCTTGAGTAGATGCTGCTAAAGTGTTAAGAGCAAGTGTGCCAGATTCAGCGGCAACTGTATCGAAATGAACAATTGCCTCTTGGTTTGTATTTTTAACGACAGTAAATAGAACAGCCATTTTTATTCCTCTATTTGTTCAAGTACATAAAAGAAATTCTCTTTCGACTCTCTCATGAACTCAATAATCTCTTTTTGATTTTCCAATAATTTATTTAGGTTATCTTGTGTTGCTTCATTTATTGCAACTGTAGAACCATCAGTAAGGACATAGTGTAATTTACCTTCAACAACTCTATCAAGTTTATTCAAAGAACGAATCTTATGAACAACTGGATCAATAGTAAACGTATTAGAAGAAGCGAAATCTAAGTATGATTCGATTAGCGTATCTGTAACTTTAACGTCGTGGTATTCTTTAATGATGCTGGCAATAGTATGTTCTGAAATTTCTTGATAATTATCTTTAGCGATTGTCTCTGCCAGCTTTTGTTTTTGCGTTGTTTCTTTAGTGTGTTTCTTCGCTTCTTCTAATGTTTTATATCCAGAAGTATTTTTTAGAGAAGAAATAAACTGACTATACTGCATTACTTATTCAGTTTAGATAGGGTTAAACCAAGACGAGCACGCTTACCTGCTTTACCAGAATCATGCTTATGTTTTTCCATATACTCATGAGTAGATTCGCCAGCACGTTTAGCTGCGGCAGTTTCTGCTCCTGGCTTCTTGATTGCTCCAGAAATCCAATTCTTTTCAGATAGATCTTCTTCGCTAACAGTAGCTGTGTTGAACATGCTTTGGGCAATATCTGTTCTTAAAGTGTCAATACCAGCAGAAATTTTCTCTGACATTGCTGCGTTGAATGCAGTTTCAGTTGCCACTGCGTCTTTGTTGATAATAGCGTGTACCAAATCTAAAGTTGTGCTCATAATATTCTCCTTTAATTATTGTCC